CACTTTCAAAAAGATGAATATATTTTGTATATTTTTCAGATAAATCATAAAGATAATATGTTGCTTTTGGATTTGGATCGTGATGCTTTACTCTATCCAAAACTACAACTTCATGTCCTAATTTTACCAATCTATCTACTAGATGAGATCCAATAAATCCACATCCTCCAGTAACTAATGATTTCATAAAACTCTCTCAGGTAAAAAATAATTTTTATTAAAGTTAAAACACTCCTGTGTTGGATAACTTGTAAGTGGATTTACAGTTGCTTGATAAGAACTGTTTTGATAGAACATTGGATCATCAAATGTATATACATTGAACCAACGTTGTATCTCAGCAAATCCAATATCCTGATAACTACCGATCACATTGCCAGCATGAAAACTTATTCTTTGACACATTCTAACATAATCTTCTGTCAGATACAATATGGCATGTGCCCCAAGCATATTATAAACACGATGAAAATTATCACTTATCTTTTCATATTGAACAAAAGGACCAGAGTGTCCGTTCATTCTTCCCCATGATGAAACTCCAAGATAAACTGCATCAGCATTTTTGGGAACTTCAATTTCTGGTTCAAAGTTTTTGATTTCACAATCATCTTCAAAAAGAATAAAAGGAGGATCAATCTCCTCCAATCCTCTAAGGTGTGCCAATGAACATCCAATCAATGGATTATCTGGACGAGATACACCTTCAACACGAATTGAATTTTTAAATCCACAGTCTTTAATCAGTTTTTGCATACTTTTATTTTTCTCAGTATGCTCAGCAAGATTCAGATAAACTGCAGGGATTTCTCTAAGATCTAAGTGCAGCATGATTTTTCTTCAAAGCAATAATTTTTCCGGGTTTGTAAGGATAATCAGTTCCTATAAATTCTTCAGCATAGCAATAGGTCGGATCAAGATCTAAGGTAGGTGGATTATCAATCAGATACCTATTCATGTGACTTTCATCGTGCCAGAGTGCAATAACACCTTTCTTAAGATCTTTATTCACATTATTGGCAATAATTTCTGCCATCTTCATAAAACTTTCAGTTTTACCACCATTAAAACCACCAGCATAGTAACTAATGGTCTTCTGATCAAAAGGGACATAAGCAAGTGACTTTGGATTCCTATCAAAAGATTGTGATGATGAATCGATCAATGATTGATATCCATGACGTGTTGCAACAAGATCACCACAAACTTCTTCTGCCTCTACTAAACCATCAATACGCATATCTGCATCAAAGTAGAAGCAATAATCATGATCAAAGATAAAGTCCTTCTCCTTAACAAAATAGTTATAACGCTTCAGAGTAGGCATTGGCCAAGGTTCATGATCAATATAGTGAACTCTAACATTATCACCACACTCTTCAATTTCGTGATCAGTGAATAGAAGACAATTAATTTCTGCTCCAGGGCAGAACTTTTCAGAAATATCCTCATACAGTTTTTCTACAAACTGCAGATACTTATTAGTAGCAATAGTCAGAATACAGATTTTCATAGTATATCTAATAATGTTTTAACTGACATCTCAAAAGATAAATTATCCTTAATATATGCTTTTGGGTCATAATCATTTATCCTAGCATAAAAATTGTCAAATGTCTCCTCTAATTTATCAATTGAATAAAATCTTTCTCCACACCTCTCATCCCAAAAAGGAACTGAAGTAGCAGGAACACGATATGCTTCTCCTTGATCCAACCATTCTTTGAGGTCCCATGTGATAATAGGTACACCCATCGACATTATTTCTTGAACTGCAATACCTTGACTTTCTGTTCCATTGATGAGAAAACAGAATTTTGCCTGATTCACAAGATTACGGAAACCAACTTCATCATATCCACCATACTCTACCATTCGATATGATAACCCTCTACCAAGCAGAAATTTTTTGACTGCTGACAATTCACTCACATCTCTTCTCTTAAAATAAATTAGACAATCATAACTTGGTTCTCTTACATTATTAAACTCTTCAATACCCACTGGCCAAATAGCAATCTTTTCCTCTGGTAAATTAAACTTGTCGATAAATTTATTTTTTACCCATTGTGATGGTGCGATTAATTTCTTATAGTAATTTTGATTTTCAATCAAAAATTGACCATACCCATCAAATAACCAAACCTGTGGTCCAATGATTGTAGTCTCCTGTTCAATCTTAGAATGTTTTTCGTGTGCTATCGCATCATATTGTATCAGAAAATTATGATTATACTTCTCTTCGTTAATTGCATAATCTATTTTTTCTTGAATAAGACTTTTGATTAGATTATCTACAACCTTGTGAGGTCCGTTCATCGTTGCGGAGTGACCCCAATATGCTTCTGAATAATAAAGATTGATCATAACTTAACCCATTCCTCTAACATATGATCAGATCCAGATGCCTCACGATTCCATCTCTCTGGTCCAATAGTGAACTCACTGTTTCCTAAAAATGCACCCCACCAAGAATATGATGAGTTTGCGATGATATGGTTCTTACACTTAGTCATCAAGTAAAGATGCCCGCTATCCTTAATATCATTACATTCAGATCCAACAAAAGTAATTTGTTTATCTGTTTTGATATTTTCCACACACCATTCAACATCCTCAGAGAATACAAAATAGTGAGGATCAGGATACTTAGATTCCATCAGTTTGATCGCACGATCATAGTATGCCTTATCAAGAACACCATGATGTGCAAGTGCTGTTGGATTGGTAACATAGTCGCCCCTTCTAACATGAATGGCAACTGAAGTTTCTACATTAGAAATTTGTTCTTCGACATTCTTGGTTGCTTCCGAAAATTCTACAGAGAAAGTAAATTGTTTTCTGATCTCATCAACAACATTTTCAAACTCTTTTAAATTTTGAAACCATCCTTGAAGTAATGTCGCACCTTCTGGTGCATCTTCTGCGATATTATGTTTGATATTTAAAATATCAAGATCATAACCACGTCCAGTTAAACCATTTACAATAATCTTTCTTTCCTGATTCTGATAGAAGGAAGAATCAAGACGGAGTTCTGTAAACTGTGGATATTCTTTCAGTGCAGAAACTCCTGCTGCATATTGAAACATTTGGTTTCCCAAACCACCTTGGAGATAGACGTATAAAATCATTATTAGTTTCTTTCTAAAAGGATATGACTACCCTTACCATTATAAGCAAGATAATCTACACCACCATATAATTCTGGTTCATCAATCTGGTAGTTAACCCAATCACCAGCATATGGTCGTTCGACATCAATGATGCCTGCGAGAGCATCAATTGAAGCTCCGACATCAAGAAATACAGCATCAGTATACTTCTTAAGTCTATGTATAAGACCAGATTTAACGTGACCCATTCCCATAAGAAAGATCTTAGAACTTGAATTTTTAAGTTGCTCTCCAACCAGTCTTTCAGTTGCATCTAAATCATCACAAGCAAATTTCTGAGGAAGAGATACGTAATCCTCAAACTGCTCAAGTCCAAGATAGTCTTGATACTGAGGTGCTTCAATAACATTGCGAATGATATTCATTTTCATATCTGCACCAATCAAACCAATCTTTCCAGCAAAGGTTTGAAGCAACCACTTGTTAGTAACTAACCCATACCCAAACTCTGCTGGATAATCAATACTCACTCCAGGAAGAACCTCACTAAACTTTTGACGATTATCGGGGTAAATCTCACAAGTGTAATAATCACACTCTCTAGCACCATCCTTGAATGCCTGGTGATCAATCTGACTATATGGTTTACTTAAGGCACGTCTTCCTGGCGTTGCACTCCCAATAGACTCACCTCTTAAAAAGAAATAATCCCCATCACCAAACTTGTAAAAGGTTTTTGATTCATTTTTATCAACTAGATCGACCAAGAGTTCTTTGAACTCACTTAACTTCTCTTGAAAGTTTGGGTATGTTTCATCGATACCAAAACATGGATTGGCATCTAAGTTTTTAGTGCCATCAATTTTGTAAAGATCCAAATACATATCAATCCTCTACTACTATGGTGCCATGATAGATGGTAGTTTTACCATCATACGATACAATCGATTTCTTATGATAATATTGTTTAATCCAATAGATCACATAATCAATGTCCTCCTGTGTCATACCTGGATGGCAAGGAAGACTAATCAATTTTTTCCATTCTTTATCAGCAACATCATATTCCCGATTCTGATTTACGATTTTATGTTTATGAAGTGGTTTGTAATGGACACTAGTATGGATTTTTTTATCAGCAAGATAATTAATCAGTTCATTACGTTCCAAAGAAGGAACGCGAGCACCATAGTGCTGAACTGTTTCAGACCATGCAGGAGTTCTGATCAAACCAGACAATCCTTCATTATAACACTTTTGAATGTGTCTCCTCCACTCAAGATGTTTTGACAACTTTTTCATTTGCTCCAATGCAATTGCTGCTTGAAGATCTATCATATAACATTTGTACCCTAAAGTATCAACATCATAATCCCAAGAATACCCAGGAGTACCACCCAAACCATTTGTGCGAGAAAACGTGCTTGTAATTCCCATCCAAGTCATAGGGACAAGTTTTTCATAGAGTTCTTTGTCATTGGTGGTGATCATGCCTCCATCACCACAAGGCATTGTTTTAACTGCCTGAAAGGACCATACAGCAGCATCTCCTTTTGATCCAGCCCCAGATGTATAGCAACTGTGGGCACAATCTTCCAAAATAAACCCATCATAGAATTTACGAATTTCATCAATGGGGGCAGGAACTCCTGCAAGATTGACTGCAATGATTGCCTTTGTATCTGGTTTCAATTTTCTACGAACATCTTCTGGATCGATACACAAGGTATCATCCAAAACATCTACAATCGTAGATGTGCAATCATTCCACAAGGGAACCACCGCAGTAGTCATAAAAGACATAGTTGGACTAATGATGTCACACCCCTTAAGACCAAGTGCTTTGATAACAAGATCTTGTCCTGCGGTGTTGCTAGTCACTGCTACTGCATACTTTGCACCAACCATTTTTGCGAATTGTTTTTCAAACTCAGCAACTTTTGGACCTTTTCCCCACCACCCATTAGTGATAGATTCAGACAAGTTTTTGATCTCTTCATCACCACCAACAGGTTGAAGGACTGGTAATACGGTATCTCGGATTTTCATTTTCTTGTCATTGTTGTATAGTAAAGATAACCGTTTGGTGGCCAAAAGTCAAGAACCTTTTCAACATTGATGTCAAAATCCTTCTCTGCTCTGTCAAGGAAAACTTGTCTGCTCACTTGTCCCCTGTTTAGAATCATATAAACTTTTTTACTATTGGCAATAATATTTTCATAATAAAGAGATTGCAATTCCTCATTCAATTCAGAATAAGCATAGTTACTAACAACTAGATCAATGTCCTCCAACTTATTAATGGTTGAATGGTGAATTGTTTTTCCGGTGATATTAAACTTAGAGAGATATTTTTCTTGCAATTTTGATGCTGGTTCAATATCATAAATGTGATACTCTTCAAAATCGCAAAGACAACTAATGGTTTTACATAATCCACCATATCCTCCACCAATTTCGACAATTCTATTGAGATCTCCCTCGCCGTAAAAATATGAAATGTCCAATGCATTTTGGATATATCTTAGTGTAGATGGTGAGATTAGACCAAATGGTAAATCATATCCAACTTTTGACGATCCACCATACAAATCATTTTCTTTAAATGCCTCAATGAGATCTTGATCCAACTCATACTGTTGAATTCCTTCAATGTACTTCAATCCTTGCTCTGGAGATACATGCTCAAGAATGGCATTGTACCTTGGATCGTTTTTAAATTTATCAAATACTTCATCATCAGACACTGCTTCATTACAAATGTCAGCATAAGGAAAACTAGTCTCGTCCTTATCTAAATTACTCCATCCTTCAATCATAGTTACCTCTAACAAAAATGAAAATTATTAGCATCAAATGGAACTCCATTTGCACTCCAGTCATTACGAATTCTACCAAGATAATTTAGTTCTTCATAATCAATGTTATTTTGAACAACAAAATCATAAAGATTGTATTCAGAGCCAATATGATTACTGATGAGGTAATCAAATCTATTGAAACTAAAATTGGAAAAATCTACCATGACATTTGATTTCATGGAGAAAAATTGATCATTGAAAAGATTAGACGTTGCTGGAGCAACTCTTCCATTCATCCAAATAAAATCTGGATTTCCAAGTAAAGCTTGCTTTTCAAGTTGCTCGGTCTTCTCAAATACATATGGACAAGTCAAAATACCTCTTGTTGTAATATATGAGATATTTTCATACTCAGATGAATTAACTTGTTTAAGTGCAGTCTTAAGTTGTAACAACTCACCGACTCCTTTATTATTAGAACCAATGTTTGATTCACTGCCCATAGCACATAGATCAACATCTTTAATGAGACTTTTCAAATCATTGTTTTTAATCTCAGATTCAGAGTCAATAGTATTCTCACATAAAATGAAATCAAATGACTGTGGTAAAATCTTTAGTATCTGTCTAATACAAACAAAATACTCTTTCTCTCTAAAATCACACACCTCTTCAGAATATTGTTTGGGTCTGAGAGATGAAAATCCAATCGCTAAGTTTTTCACTTGTATGCTTTCATGTAAGTTTTATAGAAGTGTCTTGCATCTTCAGGAAGATTGTCCATATACTTTTTAAGGTTATTGATAAAATCGTAAGTATTACGATAACCAATTACTTCTTTTTCAAGATTAGTCACCAAATCTTGTACGTTTCTATCCTGATACACCGATGCTTTATTATAGATCACCGAGTTAGGGAAATAATATTGCAGAATATATGACCCCCAGATATCATCCATTCTTCCTACATGAGGAAGCACAGCATAGTATGGCAATACTTCTCTTGCTAAGAAAGTATTCTGACTATTAAATGGTGCGATCTTATTTGAACAATATGGTTTCTCTACATTGTATTTTACTATGGGTTTCATTGTAAGTCTAGCCATAGCATCAATATCAGGATCACCATCCCATAGATCTGCCTGAACTAATACCTTACGTTTTACTTTACCTTTGTACTCAACTTCATGTCTTTTTCCCAACAAATCAATTGGAAAACCTCTGTGCCAAATATCTGGAGTATTTGTTACAGACAATGGATCAAATACATTCTGAGATGGTTCATACAAATCACATTCAATTGTCTGACCAACTAAAAGATTTTTACCCCAATCATCATAGGGAATATTATCATCATCAACTGTGGCAACAATGTCTGCACCTTGCTTGTATGCATAAAGAAATCCAATATTTCTTCTTTGAATACTCTTCCATCCAATTGAATCAGACAAATCACTATCAATGGTTTGTTGAATCTCTGGAGAGAGGTAAATACAATCTAGTTCCTCATACTCCAAATGTGGAGTTTTTGTGTCACCCACCACGATGAGAGTCCAATCTTCCATCGCAGCAAACTTTCTTGTTGCTAAAGTTGGACTATTGATGGTCGTTGTAACAATAAACTTTTTTAATCCCATTCTATTTCTCCATCGACAATAATTTCAGTATTATCATTAACTCTTACCTTATTATACTTAATAAATCCCCAGTCAGATTTATTTTCATACCTTAATTTAGTATAACTACTATTATCTCTAGGGAGGGGGTGTCCATGATAAATGTGATAATAAGGAGCATTTATCAATTTAAGTTCTTTACCTTTAAGTTTTAAATTCCATAGAATTTCTGTATCCATATTTGATTGATTTTTGTTAGTCCTATGACTAAAATCACCTTCATTATATGCTGTGGCAACATTGAAGAATACTTCTCTTGAGAACATACATGCATCTCCAGACCACAAACCAATAACTGGATCTTCACCAAGAAGATTATGATATTTTAGATTTTCATACAAATCCAAAACTTGTTCAGGATCCCCCCATCCATTTAATGGTCCAGTTAAAACATCACCATTAGGAATTAGTCTAGGAGATAGTGAAGGAGAATCTCCTAATGAAATATCGCCTCTATATCTAACTCTATAAAAAACATCATTCTTCTCATCACTATCAAATTCTTTTTTAATTTCTTCAATTAACTTTTCTGTCAGCATAATGTCAGAGTTAGTAATGAAGATCATATCTCCTGTTGAAATTCTACAACCAGCATTTTTTGCAAAATACTCATAGTAAGTTGAAGGTGTTAAGTCTTCAGCAACAGACACTGAGGGATCGACAATCAAATTCTTCACTCTTGGATGTTGAAGAACTTCCTCCATCAGAGAATTGACATGGAGATACTGCTCATTAATCGGATTGAAGTCAACCACGATCATTTCATAATCAATGCCCGAACTATCAAGCAGTTTAAGATTATGTGATACTGCTTGTTCTAATCTTTCGATAAATTGTTCTCCATAGTTATCATCTCTTCCACCCAAAACTACACTTAATTCCATTATTCTTTCTCCATTAAGATTTCTTTATACCAATCATAAGTATTTTTAATTCCATTTTTTAATTCAATTTTTGGTTTCCAACCAAGAGATTTAATCTTATCAACATTAAGAACTTTTCTTGGTGTCCCATTAGGTTTAGAAGTGTCCCATGTTGTTTGACCTGGATGCCCAACCACATCAGAAACAATACTCGCAAGTTCTTTAATAGTAATGTCTTCTCCTGTTCCAACATTAATTGGTTCTGAGGAGTCGTAATCTCTCATACATGTAAAACAAGCTTCGGCAAGATCATCAACATGAAGAAACTCTCTCCGTGCCGAACCGTCACCCCAAAGTTTTACATCTGGCCACCAAGGACCACCCATATCAATAGTATATCCGTCAACAGTTGCATAGTGATACTTGGCAATCATTGCAGGAAGAACATGAGATGACTCTAAATCAAAATTATCATTAGGACCATACAAATTCGTAGGCATCAAAGAGATTGCATTAAACCCATATTGCTTACGATATGCCTGGCACGTCTTAATCCCAGCAATCTTTGCAATCGCATAGGCATCATTCGTTGGTTCTAAAGAACCTGTCATCAAATATTCTTCCTTAATAGGTTGCTCACACATCTTTGGATAGATGCAAGAAGATCCAAGAAACAAGAGTTTTTTAACTCCAAACTTGCGAGCAGCATGAATGATGTTTGATTGAATCATCAAATTATCATAGATGAAGTGTGCAGGATAATCACTGTTAGCACCAATTCCACCAACCTTGGCAGCAGCAAGATAAACATATTCTGGTTCATTTAATTTAAAAAATCTCTCAACATCCTCTTGCCTACGCAAATCCCAATGAGAGGATGGGGAGGAGAGAATATTAGTATACCCCTTTCTATGGAGCATACGAACTAATGCTGATCCTACTAATCCAGTATTACCAGCAACATAAACTCGACTCTTACTGTTCATGAGTACACATTTCCTCAACTAATTTTTTAAAAGAAGTTTTAGGTATCCAACCTAATTTTTCCCTTGCCTTGGTGGCATCACCTAATAAAGTTTCAACTTCAGCAGGTCTGAAATATTTAGAGTTAACTTTAATAATCTCTTTTCCAGTAAAGATATCATATCCAATTTCATTTAATCCTTCACCTCTCCAGGTAATTTGCATACCAAAATGAAGTGCTGCTTCCTCAACAAAATCTCTAACTGAATATTGTTCACCTGTTGCAATAACATAATCATCTGGGTTTTCCTGCTGTAACATCAGCCACATTGCTTCAACATAATCTTTAGCATGACCCCAGTCTCTTTTAGCATCTAAATTTCCAAGATGTAAACAATTATCTTTTCCATTTTTAATTTTATTTAATCCCATTGTGATTTTTTTAGTCACAAAAGTTTCACCTCTTCTTGGACTTTCATGATTAAATAAGATTCCAGAATTTGCATGAATTCCATATGCTTCTCTGTAGTTTTTCGTAATCCAGTGTGCATATAATTTTGCCACGCCATAAGGTGATCTTGGATAGAAAGGAGTCAATTCAGTCTGTGGAATTTGTTGAACTTTACCAAACATTTCAGAAGTGGATGCTTGATAAAATTTAACTGTATTCTCCATTTTAAGAATACGTATTGCCTCCAAAATACGAAGAGTTCCCATAGCATCACTATTTGCTGTATACTCTGGAGTTTCAAATGATACTTTTACATGACTCTGTGCTCCTAAATTGTAAATTTCATCAGGTTGAATTTTCTGAATTAAACTAATGAGATTTGTAGAATCTGTAAGATCTCCATAGTATAATTCAAAATTTTTATTAGATTCAAATACCTCATCAATTCTTGTAGTATTGAAAGAGGAACTTCTCCTCTTGATACCACATACCCTGTAACCCTTACTCAACAAAAATTCTGCCAGGTAGGATCCATCCTGACCTGTAACTCCAGTTATAAATGCCTTTTTCATAAATTTATTTGAGATTGAATCCAAGTATATGTTTTACGAATACCTTCTTCAAGAGTTTGAGAATAATCCCAACCAAGTTTCTCACGGATGAGATCATTGTTTGAGTTACGACCACGAACACCAAGAGGACCATCAATATGAATCTTCTGAACATCTTTAGATGCTACCTTAGCAGCAATATCAACCAGTTGATTGATAGTAACCATTTCTTCAGAACCAATGTTTACAGGACCCATAAAGTCACTGTCCATCAGTCTTCGAGTTGCTTCAATGCATTCGTCAATGAACAGGAAGGAACGAGTCTGTAAGCCATCTCCCCACACCTCGATTGCTCCACCCTCCTTCGGGAGGAAAGCGACCTTACGGCAGATTGCAGCTGGTGCCTTCTCTCTTCCACCGTCCCAGGTTCCTTCGGGACCAAAAATGTTGTGATATCTAGCAATCCTAATAGGAATGCCATGATTACGATTATACGCAAGATAAAGTCGTTCACTAAAGAGTTTCTCCCATCCATATTCTGAGTCTGGGTTTGCTGGGTATGCTGATTCTTCACGGCAATCTGGATTATCGGGGTCTAATTGGTTATGCTCTGGATACATACATGCTGATCCAGAATAGAAAATCTTAGTCTTATTTCCAACAGTTTCATTGAACTTCCTTTGTTCATTAAGAACATTCAGATTAATGGTGACAGAGTTGTGCATGATGTCTGAATCATTATCACCCGTAAAAACAAAACCTGCTCCACCCATATCAGCAGCAAACTGATAGATCTCATCAAATGGACAATGATATTTTTCAGGTACACTTGCATAAAAATTTCCAAGATATCCCTTGAATCTAATTACCCTATCTACAAAATTACGATCTGTTAAATCACCTTGAACAAATTCATTTGCTTCGGTCTCTCCATATTCTGGATACTTTAAATCAATACCTCTTACCCAGTATCCCTCAGACCTGAGTCGTTTTACCATATGACTACCAATAAATCCACCAGCACCGAGAACAAGTGCTGTCTTCTTATACTCGGACATTTTAATTTTTAATCTACATTATGTATTATACTAAAAAAGGAGGGTTATGACAACCCTCCTTAAACTTTTCCATGCACGCCACTTACTTTTTAATCAGAAGCAAGAAACTGACGGGATTGAAGGGGTTGACCTTCACCGACCAGTGCTGTTATAGTCCATCCGTGACTCAAGCCTTCACACAATCTTTTCGATAGGCAGGAACACCATCAGGATCTAACCAACAAGTATAATCATGATCTTCCATGGCAGTCATTATCTGCATTTCATTATCACAAAGATACATATCACGGTATCGTCCAGTATATGAATCTACTTTTTGAATACGATAATCTGGCATACCATTGATTTCTAGGATGCCAACTTGAATATAACGATAGGGAAACCGTTCAAGAAGAACGGTTGGTTTTTTCACGACTTTCATCAAATAACCTCAACAACCTCAAGATCAGAGTAAAGATAATCCATCAACATTTCATAATCATCACCAGGATCACCAGAAAAAATTACTCCTGTGGATTCATAAAAACGACGGACTTTTTTGAACAACTTTGGATTTTTTACATCCAGAAAAATTTCTCCATTTGCTGCAGCACGAAGAGTGCCAATGTCTTTAGACTTAAATTTTTCGGTCAGTGCCATTGTCTGTTTTGATTGCCTGTATATTATAAGGTATTGTGACTATGTAGTCAAGTGGTCGGGACGATAGGATTTGAACCTACGGCCACTCGCTCCCAAAGCGAGTGCTCTACCAAACTGAGCTACGTCCCGAAAAATAGGTTCCTATCGCCGCTAACTCTGAACCTACCAAAGGAAGTTACCGCAGCCATCATGTGCGACCTACCAAGGCTAAAACTCCATGAGAGTAAAATCCAAGGAGGATACATCCGAGGATGGCACTTATAATTGTAGCAGTTTTATTATGTTTGTCAATAGCTTTATCGATCATTTCCTGGCACTGTTTTTCTGTGACGTAGTGCTCTGGTTTTATTTCATCCATCCTGTGAGACATTCTTCAAATTATCCATGGGATCAGGTTCTCCTCTTACAATAGCACAAGCTCTTTTATAGTAGAAGTTGTCTGTTGTGCCGTTTTCCTCAAATTTTTCCTTAATAATTTTCCAGTTCTGTAAGTCGTCGGGATGCATAATGGTAGAAAGATTGTCTACAATACTATTTAATGTAGCAATCTGCTACACTGTTGTCAAGTGTGTGTTCATTCTCTGACGAATTGTTCCAGTGTCTTATGACTCCAGATACAATAAAAATATTAGTGACCATGTAACTAACAAATATACAGGTGCGAACGATAGCAACCCAATCATCATAATTTTCTGTTTTTGTGTCACTGAAACTTCCTAATGAGTACTTCCAAATTTCCCAAAGTTTTTTCACCGAACTTCAAAGTCCAACTTACGAACTTTGCGTTGCCTTCTTTGCTCCTGCCAAAGGATATCTTCCTGTGACAAGACACTTTTTTTAGTCTTTGGTTGCTTAGAGTTTAACATCATAACAAGAGATAAGTCAACAGCAGAAATCTTATCTCCACGAATGGTCGTCATATTTGGACAACCACAAGAAACAGTTTTATTAAGGTGTCCCTCTATTTCCTTTCCACAGGAACGACATCTTACTCGGATATTATCCATTGTATAGTGATTACTTCGTCAGTTTTCACTTATTTATATGGGAGATACCGGGATCGAACCAGTGACCCACTCGGTGTAAACGAGTTGCTCTACCTCTGAGCTAATCTCCCAAACTCCCCAGGTAGGATTTGAACCTACGACCAGACGATTAACAGTCGTCGGCTCTGCCGCTGAGCTACTGAGGAATGCGTTGTTCTTTTTTGAGTTTGAAGTACATAGTATAATACTTCCTTTTTATTTTGTCAAGGGTTTCCATGTCATCTATAAATCCCATCCATTTACATAATTGAGAAGAACCTTCCAGTTCACTAATTAATCTCAGAAGATTAGTTTGTTCAACTGGAAGTCCACCTTCTTTATATTGAGACAATGGATTCATTTTTTCTTATCAAGAATGTATTCAACGGTATCAGCAACATCTTCCATGGCATCACGTAGATAGATTCTTTGACCAGAATGTTGTTCTAGTTTTGTGATACCATTTTTGAACTCTTCAGATAGAGTCCAACGCCACTGCTGCATACTCTTTGAATACCAGAGATTAATCTTCATTAGAAAGGTTTCCTAACTTAGTATCTATGTTCCCAAGAAGACGAATCATTGCCGAATTATTAGACTCAAGATCATCGATACGTTTATGTAACTCAAGAATCATATCATAGAGATTCTTACATTCTGCAGTTTCTTTATATTGTTTTTTCATTATTCTAACTCCCAACAAGCTTCTCGTGCTAACTCTGGATTCTTTTTCAGTGCTTGACTGACGTGACTGTGAACATCCTGTTCCAATGTGTGATGTGCTTTAGTGTGGACAAATTCAATCACCCCAAGAGATCCACAGATCGTTAAGTTTAGGACAGTGAGAGGGTGAAAAAGGTAACGCATAAAAAAGGGGGTGCCGTCGCACCCCATTATAACACCTAGATGTTTAGTTGTAAACTCAGAAGGAATACTTCACACCCAGTTTACCACCCAGACCAAAGTCATCCTCGTCATCGGCAGTCAAGAAGGAAACCTCACCATAGACTCCGAGAGCATCGGTAACGGGCACGCCAACTCCTGCTTTACCAGAGAACTGAGTTTCGGTCTCGACACCATCCACAGCAATCACGGCAGGACCCGCTTGGACGTAATATCCAGTAGCACCAACAGTGCCCTCATAGCCAACGTGAATGTCTGTAGTTGCCCCGGTGTAGTCATCTCCCGTCCAACCAGCATTGGTTTCCACGTTGACGTAGGGACCTGCAAGGGCAGCGCCTGCGGACATAGACAGAGCAGCAGTTGCTGCGAATACAGATTTGATCATTTTTTAAAACCTCTTTAGTTACTTGCGGAGTGATTACCCGCAGATGAATAGGGACTCGACTTGTCCCGTTTGTTGCCTTTTGATACAATTTGACAAAAGGTGTATTATTTATACTAGGTATAAATTCGGATTATTCGGCAATCCGAAAGCGAGTGACGAGGATCGAACTCGTGACACCAACTTGGAAGGATGGGATGTTACCGCTACACCACACTCGCAGAAAAGGCAGATGCCTATTGTACAACAGATTGCCAGTCTTTGTCAAAGATTTCCAATCCTTTATCTGTAAGAATATGATTGTACATATCTTCAAAGACTTTTGGTGGCATGGTTACCACTTGTGCTCCATTATACCATGACCTCACTGCTCTTTGTACACTTCGGATAGAAGCAGAAAGAACCTGAGTCGGACATCCATGAATGCGATACAGTTCAGAAATAGAACGTATCACTTCAAGTCCTGCAACAGACTGATCATCAAGTCGTCCCACAAAAGGGGACACATAATATGCACCGGCTCGAGCAGCAAGAACTGCTTGTGCGGCAGAGAAAATCAGAGTTACATTGACTCGAATATTTTGATATGATAGTTCTCGACAAGCAGCAAGACCATCTTTGGTCATTGGTACTTTAACAGTCGTACAGAAACCAAACTTTTCCCGAAGTCTGAGTCCCTCTTTAATCATTTCATCTGCAGTACCAACAACTTCCATACTCAGATCATTAACTCCAAGATCTTTCAGTTCTTGATATACATCATCAGGATTTTTACCACTCTTCATAATCAGAGTAGGATTGGTGGTGATACCATCAATTAATCCGGTTTCAAAATGTTTTTTAATTACGTCAGTATCAGCAGTATCCAGAAAAATTTTCATTTTAATAAAAATATGGAAAAGAGCAGGTGAACCAACCTGCAATTTTGGGGAGATGTCTACCCATGGTTGTGTTGTGGTGGGCGGAAGGAATACATTATACCTTCACCGAGTGGGAATCACTGATGTGATAATAGGTCACTCAGACTTTCGGACCTCCTGGTAAGAGTTCTGTGCGAACACAGCGGGCACCACCCCTGTCCTATTATACATTACGCCGTGCCTCCACAAGCGTTGTTCTGTCACACCCTATGGGAATCCGTCGATTCCCAACGACTCAGGTAGGATTTGAACCTACGACCGACTGCTTAGAAGGCAGTTGCTCTATCCAGCTGAGCTACTGAGTCATGTGAGAGGCGGGAACAGTCTGCCGTTCCTCTTATCGTGTTTGCCTCTCAACTCAGTTATTATAGGGTATCCAGGTCAGGGAGTCAACCCTTTTTCTTTTTTGGAGCAGATTCTTCTACCACTTCCGTTTCTGCCACTTCTGCTTCGGGTTCAGGTTCTGGAAGTTCTACTCCAATTTGTGTCAAATATTCGATAGCACCTTGTACTTTAAAAAATAATTCTCTTCTATTTCCGGTCGTTTCTTGAAGTTTTTCAAGATCACTTCTCAGTGCATCTCTCTGTTCCAAAAGATTTGCAAGATGTTGTTGTTGTTCAGTCATGATAGTAATAAAGTTCTAATTACATGATTCGCACTATTTAGACATTTTATAAAACTAAATAATTCCACATCCTCTTCAAAAAACTATACCGATGAGAAAGGCATTTATTGCTTTTGGTATGATATTGATGACCGCAGGTGCAGCAAATGCTGGCGGATTAGTTCATAAAATGTCATCTAGTGTCCAACTTACCGTAGATACTGCAAGAACCACTGCGACTCGACTGGGTTCTCAGTACAGTATATCAGGGTCTAATGTAAATACTACAGATGGCACAACTGCCGGAACTATCACCACTGGAACTTTATCTAGTGGAATCTATAGTCCTAGCAACATTTCTGCGACACAAGCAACTGATGGTGAAGCATTCTCTTTCAGTGCTTCATATATACAAGGTGATGCAGTTCCAACTTCAGCTGCTTCAGTAGGTGCAGTCGGCAACTTCTCCAGTCAAGTTTCTTATGCTGCTGGAACAAAAGACACCTTAGCAGGTACTATTGCAACAGACGGTGGTATTACAATGACTGCTGGCGGAGCTGGTACAAGTGCGATAGGACAATTTGTAAGTGAGATCACGGTGATAGATTAATGACAAAACTACAAGAAGCAATCGGTCTCGGATTGATTCTTGGGGTTATTCACGGATTAGTACAACCTGCTTATTCCGTACCCGTGGTTCCCAACTTTACTCAGGGATCCATGACCAGCCACACTGAAACGACTTCAAAACAAACTGAGACAATCAACTCCATAGACTATGCTACAGGATGGCAATATACAGTATCTGGAACAAATGTTTCCAACAACGGAGCAGCACTTCTGCCTCCAACGACAACCAACAATGTGGTGGTGACTCCCATGGGAGGAATAGAAGGAACAGTTACAAGTTCCGCAACTGGATTGAACTTCAACAATTCAAACTTCACAATAACAGATCCCGGAAAATCATTTCAGTTCACGACGACCTATCAAGGTCCTGGTATAACAAACCAGACTGTGATTCAAAGAACAACGGAAGTTATCAGCGTAACCGACACTACAAGTATCTTTACCCAGTAATCTTATGTCTAACAAATCTTGCGACTGTCCCTGCCACACTGGCGGCAGATGTAGGGGGTGTGAGTGCAACAGCAAATCCAATCGCTAATAGTTCAGGCTCGGTGACCAACCAAGCCATCCAGGTTTTACAAGGCCCATATATCACTAACACATACGGAAATGGAATCAGTTGTCAAGGTCCAACTGCCAATTTCACTCCGTATATTACTCATGCAAAAAATGATAAGGATCCATTTGAAACTTTCTACATGGAACCTCAATATGATGCTAGAGACTTTGAAGGTCGCATGGTAGAAGTACAAAAAAATGTCAAGAACTGGCCTTGGGAAGATCATTATGATAATAGAACTTATACAAATGCTGATGGTGAAACTGTAAGAGCATATGAAGATGGTGCAGACATGACAATTACTGTCATGGAAATGCAAGGTGATGGTGTTCCTGATAATCCAGGTTCACAACTCTGGCAGAAACCAGTCAGAACCGGAATGACAAGAAACAGTAGTACAAGTATTGGTTTATCTGCAACACTTTCCATACCACTCGATGGTGGATTACAAGAAAGATGTAAACAAGCAGCAGAAACTCAGATTGCACTACAAGGTCAGATGCTTGCCAATAAAAGATTAGACTTTGAATTAGCCAGACTCAAGAATTGTGGGGAATTATTACAAAAAGGAATTCGTTTTCATCCCAAGAGCCCATATGCGAGAGTATGTGCCGATGTGATAGTGATGAATAAGAATGCTATTGCACCACACGTTCATTCTATTCCTTCCCCTTCAGTTTCCGGATCGCGTGATTCCGCACCTTCTGCTCCTGCCTCCTCTCAAAAACAGATTCCTGCAGGGTCTTCTTACCCCGTAAGGCAGCAATCTTCTTTATCACCTTCTTCACAGTCGGTTTCACCACTCTTAACAAAAGATCAGCAAGAGGTTTTGCGAGCAGTGCAGAACTCGTCGCTACCACAGCAATTGAAGCAGTAGTAATCACCATACCTGGTGATGGTATGTTCTGAATAATCTGATCGGGAATGGATAAATCCTCAAATACGGGAAGACATTCTTTCCCGACCATTTCATATGCGACTAATTTTTTATTTCCTTCTACAATTTTTCCGACAGGATCTTTTAATTGCTGTGCTCTAGTTGGACACTCAGGCATGGGTGCCTCTGTCTTAGGAACTCTAGGTGCCGGTGCCTCTGGAACTTCAGGTTTCGGTGGTGGTTTATATGCAGGTGGAGGTGGTGCCTCTTGCTCTAATTTAATCTTATTTGCATCATAATCTATCGGATAATAACTTGGTGTCCCTGCATCACACAGAGTCATTGTGCCTTTATCATCCTCATTTTTTAAATTAGTATTTCTATCACTATCTGTATGCGTTTCAACACATCCAGGAATATTGACAATAGGAGTTCCTATCTCTGTTGTTACCGGGGGATATATTGGTACTGCTAAAGGTGACTCAGATGTCAAACTGCGGGGAATATAAATTTCTCTAATACCAATATCCCCTATATTAATTCTAATATCAGGGATCGGCATCAGAAACCAGGAATACCTCCTCCTGTTGCTCCTGGAATTGCACCACCAGTTGTGCCAGGAAGTTCAGGCATGGCAGATTCTAGCATACCAGGAAGTGCTCCTGCAATTGCTTCTGTTGCTGCCGATGCAATTTTTTCTTTTGCATTTTCAATCAGTGTATCACGTTGAGTGTAAACATATGTACCACCACCGATGATACCTGCCACACCAACAAATGATAAAACTGCGAGAACATTGATTACTTTTTGCATTGTTTTACTCCGTTAAAGTTCCATATGATCTACGAATTTCACGTAGTTCTTCAAAATCTTTCTGTTTTGTTCCACCATCATATGCCCAGGCATATCCTTCGGTGATCATTTGTTCATTGAGGGACAACTCCTCGTCCCCGATGTAAAGCCAGCCAAGAAGACGACCATACTTGCCGACGCCACCAACAAGTTCAGTCCTAACAGACAACTCATCATCACCAGATATAGCACCCTCCAATTTTTCTTTGAGCCAGTTCGTTGCGTCAATTCCAAGTTTCTTTTCCTCAAGATCTCTGGTCCTCTTCTCTGGAGTATCCACTCCTGCAATTCTAACTCTCTCTTTCTTGTAAAGGTCAAATCCAAGATCGATAGTAACATCAATCGTGTCCCCGTCCAGAACTCTGTTGATCTCCACTACTCGGAAGTTGTAACAACTCTTCCGACTTGGGGGTGTCATTGCTCCCATGGTCTTCTTTATCATCTATACTCAATATATAGACGATAATATATGCAACTCCCATTAAAAGTATAATTATAGAAATTATTACACTCCAAACAGGGTCATTTATATTTTCATGAGATCTAAGAATTAAATTCATAATTTATTATTCGGATCTAATCCCAAAGAAATTAAATATTCCGTCCACCAATCAGGATTTTTTTTACACTTCCAATGTGGAACATCCAGTCCCTTCTCAGAATAATACTCATATAAAGCATTATCGATAATCTGTGCTGTCTCCATATTCCTCTTCCTCCTCATCAACGTCTGCATACGGGTTTTCCAGGTAGGGTCCTCGTTTCCGTAAAGGTTCTTTTCTGACATAATCCGATTCAGCATTTACGGCAGAAATCCAAACTGCAATTTTTAACACTATGTAGATAACGACAAGTGGTGTAAAGCATAGTAGTAGTGTTAATTGATAGTTCATATGTTCTCACCTATGAAATTATCAGGTTCTTCTTCATCATCCCAGTCTGGTTCATAAAGAGGACATGGTTCTTCAAACAAGTGTTCCATTCTAAGTTGTTTGATTCTTTCCCTGAGGGATTTATAAAATTCTCTCTTTTCGTCATCTTTCATTTGTGACTTTTGGTGAATGGTTCCCAGTATTCCCAACCATAATTATGTATAGCCCAAATTCCTATGATAGGAACAAACACAAGGCAAAAGGACATAAACCCTAATGCCAAAGGATTTTCCATTGTATGTCTTACGAATAACTGTACATAGTGCATGTTATCCTCGGTATCTACCTGGCCATGTTAACTGCATTCCAGCAATTAGTACTGTAATAAAAGTTACTACAAACAATAATGTCATGCCGGATAATCCCAATTTGTTATGAAGTTTGTTTTATGTACTGGACCCCATTGCCCTTCATGATAAATGTATGGTGCTGTCCTGATAGGACACTTATCACCCACACACAATAAATCATCAACAATTCTCCAAGATTCTAAAACCTCTTCGGAATGAACAAAATGAGATTGATCGTTATGAAGAGCATCAAATAAAAGTTTTTCATAACCATCAACACCTAACCAATCAGGATAACGATGAGTCAGAGTTGCTGTCTCCACATCATTTTTGAATCCCGGTGCCTTCATATCAATTCTGATATCAAAGTGTGGATGTGGTTGAAGACGCATTACGATACGATCATTATATTCATGTCCATCAAACAATTGTTGAGGTGGTGCCTTAAGTTTGACGACAACTTCGACACATTGATATGGCATTTTCTTTCCACTCATGAAGTGAAAAGGAACTCCCTCCCAACGCCAGTTATCGATATATAAATCACCAGCAATATAGGTAGCAGTGTCACTGAAAGAATCAACACCGTCTTCAGATTTATAAGATTCATATTGACCAAAAATAACTTTATGTCCTAGTTTAGTTGCCGCAAGTACCTTCGTCTTCTCTCTACGGATCTCAGTGGCATTCATTTTACATGGTGCTTCCATGGCAATTAATGCCAGAACCTGAAGCATATGGTTCTGAAGCATATCTCTGACAACACCAGAACCATCATAGTATTGTGAACGACCTTCACAACCAATTGTTTCTGTCGCATAGATCTGAACCTCTTCTATGTACTGCCGGTTCCAGAGTGGTTCAAGTAATGTATTGCTAAAACGAGTGGCAAGGATATTATTAACAGTATCTTTACCGAGATAATGATCAATGCGATAGACTTGTTTCTCGCGTAAATGTCGCTCCACCACTGACTGTAAATTATCAGCAGATTCATAATCGTACCCAAAGGGTTTTTCAATAACCACACGCGATCTTTCTGGGTCATCTAAAAATCCTGCTGACTTAAGGTGAGTGATTGCACTAGCATAAGTATTTGGTGGTACAGATAAGAAATATGTGGTGTCAGCACTCTGATCATGCAATTTCATTAGACTTTCTTCACATTCCAAATCACAAGATACAAAATCCAACCAATGGCAAAAATCTTGTGGGTATTCACCTAAATGACGTAACCATTCATCTCTAGAAATTTCTCTGCGAGAAGAACCAACGATCAATAATCCTTCAGGAAGTAAATTTTTTTTCCATAACTCATAGAGTGAAGGAATAAGTTTTCTTTTACAAAGATCTCCTGCCGCTCCAAATATAACTATGCGTTTACTAATGTGCTGTTCCATTTCCATCGTATTTGTCGGATTCATAATAGACATTTTCACCTTTTCGTAACCCGAAATATATAGTGGATAATACAAACGGGATGGCCAACCATTTAAGTGCTTCACCAAACATTTTCCCAACCTTTATTACAGTGTTGACATCCTTTACCACCACATTTGCGGCAGATCCAATAGATTTTATCGGACATTGTGACCTCCAAACATATATCGCATTCCGTTTAAGATTTTATTTCCAAATTCTCCAAGTCTCCTTGAATTGAATCTTTCAAATAGGGCAGCAGATATAACAGGGGTTGGTACACCGAGATCCACAGCAGCGTGAAGAGTCCAACGACCTTCACCACTATCTGATACTCCTCCATCGAATTTGCTAAGGTGATTATCGTGCCGTAATACATCAGCGGTAAGATCAAGTAACCAACTGCCAACAACAGAACCGCGACGCCAAAGCTCAGCCACCTCAACAACATCAATATCATATTGATAATCTGCCGGGTTTTCCATCGGAGCAATCTCAGCATCCCCTTCCTTAACATATTTGGAACCAAGATCACCATGATGGAGAATATTAAACCCTTCGGCATACGCTTGCATGATTCCATATTCAACTCCATTATGAACCATTTTTACAAAATGGCCTGCACCTGGTCCACCACAGTGTAACCAACCATACTCAGCAGATGTTGCGTTTGTGTAAGGGTCAGTGCGGGGTGCAGAGGCAATGCCAGGTGCCAGTGCCCTGAAAATGGGGGCACAGACAGATACTGCGCCACTTGCACCACCAACCATAAGACAGTATCCACGCTCCAAACCGTAAACTCCACCACTAGTACCACAGTCAATATATTGGATGCCCAACTTTTCCAACCTTTCTGCTCTCCGTCGAGAATCTTTAAAGTTGCTATTGCCATGGTCAATAATAATATCCCCGTCGCCAAGTAATGGTAGTAACTCATTAAGTGTGTCCTCTACTAATTCTGCTGGAATAACAAGTTGAAAGATACCTGGTGCTTTACCAATAATACCTTCCTGATTATGAACTACTTGAACAAGGTTTTCCAAAGAAGTGGCAACTCCACTGACATAACCCTTTTCATATGCTTCTTGAGCTTTTTCATAGTTTCTCCTATATCCCCAAGTTTCAATACCTGCTTTCATCATGCGGCGAGACATGCCCTCACCCATTCTACCAAGTCCTATAATTCCTACTTTCATTTAATAATTTCCATTGCTTTATGTAGTTCTCTTGAATGCTCAAGTTCATCATTTAAGATCTCAAGGATCTTGTCATCATGACCATTGAGTGCCAAATATTTTCCATATGTTTCTGCTGCATGAATCTCTACTTCATAGGAGAGATGGTAAGCAGAGCGAGGATCCACCCAATAATAAACCACGTTGACCCAATAGTAGATAAGTACAAGGTGTCGGGCAAAAAAACGATCCACCCAATAAGAATTGCCACCCCTAGATTCCATATACTCCAGATGTTCTGTCTCGTTAAGTGTTTGAGCAAAATGTTCCTCCATTAGATAGATGTGTTCTGGTCCACGTAATCCTAGAGATTCTCTTAAATGTAAGACACTTAAAAATGCAAAATAAGGAGCTCTTGCTATTTCTTCAAGAACCCAAAAACGTTGAAAGTCTCTTCCTTTATAAAGAAAATCTATAATTGAAACAGTGATATCTAAAATAATTGAATTAAAACTTTTCATTTTAATTACCTCAGTAAAGATGTTCCTCCTGTTCTGCCAACACTACACAATCACTTGTTGGATATGATACACATGTTAAGATAAATCCCTCTTCTATTTGATCATCATCAAGAAAAGATTGCTCCTCCTGATCCACCGTTCCACTTTCAAGTTTACCGGCACATGTAGAACAAGCACCTGCCTTGCATGAAGACGGTGCATCAATATCAGCATCTTCGGCAGCTTCTAAAAGATATTGATCATCCGCACATTGAAAAGTGGTTTCTGTGCCGTCAGATGATTTCCATGTAATTGTATAATCCATTTATTACCTCAATTAACGTGTACTGTTCCAATCATGCCCGCACCTTTATGAGGGGCACACCAATAAGTATAGTCACCAGGATCAGAAAATGCAATATCAAACTCTTCACCAGGTAACATTGCCAGGGATTCGTGACCTAAATCGGGACGACCTTCAACAATAACATTATGTGGAGGAAGCATACCATTTACAAAATGAACTGATTCACCGACGTTAATAGTTACTTCGGCAGGATCAAATACAAGATTACCCCCAGATCCCATGGTTACATCGACTGCCCATGCCGGAGCAGCAAGAAATAATGTAGCGAGAAGTGCAAAAAAGAACTTCATATTCGTTAACTCGACTACACTATCTAGTTACTTTTTACTAGATATAACTTCCTATTTGTTAGCAACCACTGACAGATTTTGCGACCTCTCCACCAAGATCACCTCCAACTTTAGAACCTAACATAGTTGCCCAACCGGCAGCTAACCATCCAATATAAGGTATACCACTCAACACTGGAGCAAGACCACCAGTCATACTAGCTCCCACGATCGCACCGGTTGACTCTCCAGAACCTTCCGACTTGATACACGCTAACTTTTCGGCAGTCAACTTTCCCTCAGAGTCTGGTCCTCCATTTGATTCATTAAACATTGTATATTCTTTTCGGGTAGACTCAGTTTTATCTACACTCTGAGTTCCACCAAAAAATCCTTTTTTATGACTTTCTAGATCTAAATTCTTTTCAGTAACTAATACCTTGGGATCATTAGCATTATATCTAACTTCATATCCATCTTTCCCAACTTTTACATCATAAGAAGAGTACTGCCCGGTAGGAAGATTAATTGCAGGATATTGTGGACGATCAGCATATTTTTCAGTCATCTTCATCAAATGACCAAGAGCACCAATATGTGCAATTGCAACCAAACCACCCACACCAAGAAGAACCCACTTAAATGGATTCTTAGTTGATGTAGGTGTTTCTATTTTTTGGTCTTTCATGTGATCAGGAGTCCAAGACATTGCTTACTTTTTGGGTTCGATAGCAGATACTACCGGTAATTCTTCTTTCTTAGAAGTATTATTTGGTTTACCATTACCACCATTTTTAGCAGGAGAAAGTCCGAACGCAGCTAAAGATCCAGAAAATACAGATGCAATAAATGTTGGATCAAAATCTAAAATCTTTTGACCATTTGGAAGTCGAACGTAACTGAATGTGAGAAGAGAGGCAGACCAAATAAGCACTACGACTTTCACCAAATTACCAAGAACTTCAGATTTATCATCATCGTCTGCCTTCTCTACTGCTGGTTTAGTATCAGCCATATGTAGAGAGTAAGGCAGAATTATTTAGTAATATAACCCTCGTCAATAAGGTACTTTCGAGTCAGTGGTGTTGGTTCATAAACTTCCCACATCTTTCCCTTTGCACAGGCAGCAAGTGCATCTTTAGTCATACCCTCAGTGCGTCCTGCCCAACCTGCTTCTGCTTCCCAAGGAACTGCATGTTCGGGATATGTTCTTTCTGCCAATACACGCCAAATCATAGGCACATCTTCTTCAGGTTTGATGATAGCAATAAGACTATTATCAATAGTTCCTGCCATACAATCCTGTGCGGCGTGCCATCCTTCATGTCGCATCACTTGCATAAGAATATTAGGACGATCCATGTATTCTCGATTTAAAAAGAAATTATTTCCCACCGTATGATAAACACCACGATGACCAACAGGAAAATACTTGGAGTCTGCTAAAAACACCCCAACTCCGACTTGCCTAAGAGAGACAAGCATATTGTTGAATTCATTAGCAACAGGATAAAAATCGTCAGTATTGGAATACTCACTAGAAATATCCAAAAGATTAGTAACTTGTTTGACTCCATCTGCACATTCCTTTAGTAACATACACCCCATAGAATGATGAGTATTATATTCATTTTCTTGGAGAGGGTCTGAATGGACAGGTAGGGCAACCGCTGCCGCAGCAACCAGGGACGCAATAATTTTTTTCATACAAACTACCCCCTTCCATTTCCCGAATTCCAACCACCAGGTCCTGAATGAAAATTTTCTGAACCTCCAGAATAATCATAATCTAAAGTTACATCATGATTTTGAGTTGCAATTTCATACATTTTTTGATGAATATCTTCCGATTCAACGAAAAAATTATTTTCAAACTCTTGACGTTTCATTTTAATTTCTTGTTCCATATAATCAATTTGTTTTTGTGTTCTTGGTGGTGCTGGTCCAAACCATTCATCATCTTTAAGATATACAGGTGCCGGAGTTCCCGTATAATAATTCAGTGCATCTTGTTTAAATGCCTCACCTGCACAGTCAACTATATTTTTATCGATGGCACACTCAATATCTTTTTTATCGATAACATCAGGCCAATTGATACTAGTTGCTTGTTTTCTTCTAAAAATACCCATTGATTCTTTAAGTTTTTGAATAATCATTGCCAGTGATAGTGATAGAAGTTTCCTTTGGGGTGACACATGGGATCTTCGGATGGTATTCGATATCCCAACATAGATTGTCCTTTAAAATCTGTTCTTCCATTTAGAACTCTTGACCAATAGGCAATACTGTTATTACCATTTGGAGAACTTAGTTTGTTGATTAATCTAGGATCTGGAACTATGTATGAATTAAAATCAAATCCTTGATATTGTCCCGGAGCAAATACTACTCCAGAAATAGTATTCGGAAATCTATCAGACAAAACACGATTCAAAACAGAAGCAGCTACACAATATTCATCAGCAGAGTTTGGATGTGCTTCTACCTGAACTACCATTGCCAAATTTTTGTAATCAACAAGTGTAAGTGCGGCAAGAAGTTCTAACATAAATCAATCTTCTCCAAGATATTCTAGTGAAAAAATTTCATGGTCTTTGACATCCGGATCTAACCATTCATCAAACTCCATTCTAAGGGAATGTGCATCTTCAACTGATTTTAACACGTCATCAGTCTCACTATCACAGAGAACGTGCAGTCTATCAACTGTCCATTCATGTACTTTCTGCAGAGTGTCCTCTAAAGTTACCATAGTCTTTTCGCATGTAGCGTCCAAGAATATTGCTATTATAGTACGCTGGGGCACCATTGTCAAGAGATTCAGATAAAACATTATTTAAAAATAATTGTTTAGTCTCTTCATAATTACAAGTTCCCTTTGTTTTATGTAGACTCAATATTTCTCTACTGAAGTTCTCTTTTCCATATTTTTTGATATCGTCTTTTAATTCAGGACAAGAACCATAATACTTTTTCCAATCTGATTCTTGTTTTACTTTTCTTTTCTTTCCAGGAGGTTTTCTAAAAGACCAAAAATACTTTCTCCCAATGTACTGTCGTTTGTTCGACTTATTGGTAATGAGATACACAAAACCAAAAAAGTCCCGAACATCGTCCCCAGTAAAAGGTCTCTCCAAATATATCCATGGGTTTTCATATGAATCCATTCATGTTATTCAAGCTCTTATTATATATCCATCAACCCTAACAAAGATATTCTAGACAAAAAAAGAGAGGGTGTCAAGCCCTCTCAAGAATTATGTCAGTCCTTTGGCATCTTTGCCCCAGACTTATGTCTAGTAGTGCCTGCAGAATCAACATATGTTTCTCTCTCCTTTCTAGGAGATACATAACCAACTCCAGGAACTACACCAGTCTTACCAGCAGATCTGGCAGCATTTCTGTCTGCTGCTCTCTGTGCCGCTCTCTTACGATTACGATCATAAGAACTCATTGCCTCTTCTATGGCAGCAATTTCCTTCTCAGAGAACTTACCAGTTGCCTTGAGTACCTCTACATCTTCACTCATTCTCTTAGCAACACCAGCTGCCTTGGAAGCAACTTTCTTTGCTGCTCTACCAATCATTCCCTTGATACCACTCTTGACCTTCTTCTCTACTCTTTCAGTGCCTCTCGCTGCTGCTTTTGCTGCCTTTCCAGGAGCACTCTTTACTGTGCTGGCAGCACCAGATACTGCTTTCTTGGCAGAACTAGCAGCAAGAGAAGCATCAACAGCAGCACCTGCTGCTTTACTCTTTGCCTTTGCCATTGCACCTTTAGCAGCAGTTCCTGCTTTACTGGCAGCACCTTTAAGAGCTTCTCCTGCCTTTCTCATTGCAAATCTTCTTCTGGCGCCTACAGGAGCACCAGACTTTCTCATAGGAGCAGTGTCACTACCAAAAGTTACTTTTGCTTCGTCAATGTAATCATTGGCAGCATCTTCAACAATGACGATAGCATCTTCTTCAGAATATCCTTCTGTAACTAATTCTTCAACTAGTTCATCGCAGATCTCATGTACGAGTTCTTCTTCAATAACTTCTTCTACCTGATTAAATTCTTCACAAACTTTTTTAAATTCGGAGAATTGTTTTTGAGACAAGGACATTTTTCTTATTCTGTATCCATATGAAAATATTTATAAAAAAAGAGGGACTACTCGTCCCCCTTGTATGCTTGATATCCATCATATTCACCGAACATATAGGAATCAGATAATGCTGCCTCTCTATATGCTCTCATACTATCAGAGACTAAATCCTGCGAAGGTATCTCCTTTGACATCTTGTTTAATTCCTCCAACAATGTAGGACTCGACTTCGGTTTCTTGTGGGGCAACCTGAAGACCTTTTGAAGATATCCAGTGCTCTGTCCAAGGAAGTGGATTATTCTTTGCGGCAATGTCATAGATCGGTTTTAATCCAATTGTCTTCATTCGACGGTTGGCAATCCATTCAACATATTGCTGCAATAGTTTATCATTTAAACCAATCATAGAACCATCTTTAAACAAATACTCTGCCCAAAGTTTTTCTTGATTCACTGCATTTTCAAATGTGCGAATTAACCAAGGTTCTTCCTCCTTGGCAATTTTTTGCATATCTGGGTCGTCACCGTTTCTCCACTTATTTAGAATGTTCTGAGTAATTACCAAGTGCTGATTTTCATCTCTTGCAATTAAGGAGATGATTTTTGCACTTCCCTCCATAAGTTTGAGTTCGCCAAATGCAAAACTACAAGCGAAACTGACATAAAAGCGAATACCTTCAAGAATATTAACGTTTGCAATTGCTCTATAGAGTTTGCGTTTGAGTTCATATCTTGATTCTTGTGCATAGGTAACTTCTTCTAATGCGTACTTCCAATCATTACTACTGTCATAATGATGTGCAGAATTAATGAAGTCATTATATGCCTCAGTCACACTAGTGGCACGTTCAAGAATACGATCATCATTTAGAATAGTATCAAATACTTCTGAAGGATCCGAATAAACATTCTTAATGAGATATGTATATGAACGACTGTGGATCATTTCCATGAATCCCCAGACTTCCATACATGCTTCTAATTCAGGTAGTGAACAGTAAGGGATAAAAGCCATCCCAGGACCACGCCCTTGTACAGAATCCAGCATAATCTGATATTTAAGATTGCTGGTAAAAATGTGCTTTTGTTCAGGTCGTAGTGTCTGATAGTCTGCACGATCTTTTTGTAATGAAACTTCTTCAGGTCTCCAGAAGTATCCAAGTTGTTGAGTAGTCAGTTTATCAAAAACCGGATACTTATAAGAGTCATACCTTTGAATACCCAAAGGTTTTCCAAAAAACATTGGTTGCTTTTTTCTATCAACCTGTTCAGAATTAAAGACGGTCATTTCAGTGACCGGTGTATTTTTGTTGTCCACAGAATCTGTTTTAAATTTTACAAGACTCACAGTCTTCCTCCTCGGCGGTTTCTAATTGACTAATTAAACTTTCTAATTCGGACTTTGTTTCCTCAAGTTCATCATTCTTATTATCATATGTGTTCTGATAATAAGAAGTCTTCCATCCATACTTATATGTTTTAAGTAGATCCTGTGCCATCACTGAAACAGGAACTTCATTGTTCTCATATTGTTGTGGATTGTAACTCCAGTTTCCAGAAATTGCCTGGTCAAAGAATTTTTGCATTACAGCAACAATATTAATATAACCATTATTGGACTCCATATCCCAAAGAAGCGTATAATTGTTTTTAAGAGTTGTGTATTGTGGAACAACCTGTTTAAGGGTTCCCTTCTTGCTCTTTTTAGTGGACAAGTACGCTCTAGGTGGTTCGATTCCATTCGTGGCATTTGACACAACGGAACTGCTCTCTGAAGGCATTTGTGCCGACAGTGTTGAGTTCCGTATTCCGTATAGAATAACGTCGTCTCTAAGATTCTCCCAATCATAGTGAAGCTCATTTGGGACTATCTCATCGACATCACTCTTATATGTATCAATGGGAAGAATTCCACTTCCATACTTTGTTCTGTAACTATATTCACAGGCACCTTTCTCCTTGGCAAGATCTACTGTAGCACGAATAAGATAATATTGAAATGCCTCAGTGAGATCATGCACAAGTTTCCATGCCTCAGAATCATTATAGGACACCCCGTGCTTAGCAAGATAGTGTGCTAGTCCAATGTAACCAATACCAAGGGATCTCCTTGCCTTTGTGGCAGTTTCTGCTGCTCTGATGGGGTATCCTTGAAAATCAATAAGTTCATCAAGACTCCTAACAGCAAGATCACAGAGGCTTTCAAGATCCTCAGTGCCCCTAATTTTACCAATATTAATAGCAGAAAGGATACAGAGAGCAATTTCCCCAGATTCATCGTCAATGTGGTTCAGTGGTTTGGTAGGAAGAGTGATCTCTTGACACAAATTACTCATCTCAACTTTATCAAGGAAAGATGAATGACTGTTACAGTGATCAATATTCATGATGTACAGTCTACCAGTTTCTGCTCTTTCTTTCAAGATGTCCAGAAAAAGTTCTTGTGCTCTGATAGTCTTTCTTGGAACAGACTCATCCTGTTCATAACCCACATAGAGAGAGTCAAATGAATCAGTACCAAAAGCATCATTGAGACCTGGTACGTCATGCGGTGAGAATAAGCTAATTTCTCCATTCTGGATGAAACGCTCATAGAAAAGTTTTGAAATCTGGATGGAGTAATCAAGTTTTCTTACCCTGTTATCTTCTGTGCCTTTATTGTTCTTAAGAACAATAATATCTTCTATTTCTTGGTGCCAGATTGGGAAGTGGACAGTCGCTGACCCACCACGAATTCCATTCTGTGTACAGCAGCGGACAGTTGATTCAAACTTTTTAAGGAAAGGTACAACACCTGTGTGTTGAACTTCTCCGCCTCTGATTTTACTGTTGACGCCACGGATTCTGCCTGCGTTGATACCGATGCCCGCCCTTTGTGCAACGTATCTGCCAATAGCCATATCAGAGCTAAAGATGCTATCGAGGGAGTCATCAACATCAACAAGAACACAGCTAGCATATTGTCGAAGTGGAGTTCGCACTCCTGCCATGATAGGTGTGGGAATGTTGATTTTGTGTTTGGAGATTGCGTCGTAGTATCTTTTGACATAATCCAACCTTGTGTCCTTAGGATATTTGGAAAAAATGGTTGCTGCAATCAGCAAGTACATGAACTGTGGAGTTTCATAGAGTGCTCCAGTGCTCCTATCCTGTACAAGATATTTATCCACAACTTGCCGTAATCCGGCATATGTAAACAAATAATCACGGTCATGATCTATGAAAGATTGAAGTTTATCAAATTCTTCAGCATCATACAGATTCATAATTTCGGCATCATAGACACCTTTTTTGATACAATCATTCACATGATTTTTAACAGTCGGTGCTTGATGCATACGTCCATACAATTGCTTACGAAGGGCAAACAAAAGCAGACGTGCAGCAACAAATTGATAATTGGGATGATCCAGATCAATAAGATCACTTGCCGATCGAATCAGAATCTCTTGAATTTCTTCTGTAGAAACACCATCATAAAACTGAATACCAGATTGAATTTCAACCTGACTTGCAGAAACTCCGGCAAGATCCTTACATGCCTCATCAACCATCTTATGAAGTTTATTCAAATCAAGAGGTTCTGTTGTGCCGTTTCTCTTGACTACTTTTGTGCCGTTGGTCATATTTTTTTCCAATTGTTAAATTTAATTTTTGCTTCTAAGCCTTGATATGTATTTGATTTTAACATGGACATAACTTCATGTCCAGCAAGAATCATATCATTGATATCTTTCTCCGTTATATTTGTCGGCCAAATAATTACGGAGTCGCCACTATCGATTGTTCTAGAGATTCGTTCGACAATCTCTCTGTTCCTGGGTTCGTTATCATAAACCCAAACAGGATTGCTAATCCCCCAACTATGCACATCAGCATCAGCTCCGCACATAGCAATCGAGTTGCGTATGAATGTCGAGTCAAAAGGACCTTCTGTAATATAGACGGTAGAGGTTTTGTCAATTGTTTCAATTCCATATGCTTTTGGTGCCTCGTCCTGAATCATAATGGTGATATATTTATTAGGAGATTTATCTAGTGCTCTTCCCTGAAATCCTATTAAATTTTTTGTTTCATCATACATTGGTATGACAATTCTAGGTTCATCCCTACCTATAGTGTCAAATGTTTTTTTCTGTGTATTTGTCCACGATTTAAATCTGTCAGCATAATAAAACTTATCAGGATTAATTTTTCTATTCTCAAGATATCGTTTGGCAACAGGATTTGAAGATGCCTTTGGAAGATTAATTGATTTTTTAAATACTGGTTTTTTAAACTCTAACTTTGGTTCTTCAACAACAAAATTTTTACCTGTGTGCCCCTCCTTAAATTTTTCCATTGTATATTGCTTGTGCAATGTGCCGTCAAGAGTCTTGATAAAATTATTCAATGACATACTGGCACCACAATTATGGCACTTGAAGTTAGTATTATTCTTGACCTGGTAAAGATATCCCCTTGTCTTGTTTTTATTCTTCTGTGAGTCTCCACAGATAGGACACCTGAAATTATAAAGATTATTTTTTACTTTTTTAAATTTCTGGAGACGTGATGATATTAGACCAATATACTTGGAGTCAACCAGATCCATTACAAGAGACTTCTACTGTCTTTCCATTATAACCTGCTGTGCCTGTGGAGTCAAGAAGATTTGTAGCAGTTTTTGACCTGGCATACTAACTATAAATGATATCACAATTAGGGAACCGGCAATAGTCCACATCTTCTTTTCCATAATACGAAGACGTTCATCAATTTTTCTTATATCTCTTTCACATCCTTTTTTTATTTCATCTGCTCTTCTATTGACTTCACGATGAACACTTTCTACTTTTTCAAATAGAACTGCATCAATTCTATCTTGTTTCTCTAATTTTTCATTATGAACAGCAAGCAGTTGTCCCATCTTTACAGAGTTATCCTGCAAAGACTCAACCACACGTTCTAGTCTTTCTAAGATTGCCGAATTAACATTATTACTACTGTTATCGTTATCGTTATCCATTTTTTAAATTCTGTATCCACATTCTTCTCGAACCATATCTTCCTACAGGAGTTTGTTTTCTTTTTTTCTTCACAGGAGGTTCATCGGGGGGCAATCCTGCTATTGCACCACCACTAGCATTATTTGTTGGGATTCCCTCTTCATTAAGATTTCTAATAATATTTAGAATTTTATCTATATTCATTAGAGTGCCCTTAGTTGTGCTAAACAATAGTAATCTTCTTCAATATCAGATATTTTTGTCTTCGGATATTCTGGAATACGATCCAAAAATATTAGAAAACTTTTTATACATGGCCAAAGTTCACGTTCCATATTGTAAAACAATAACGGCACTGCAGCGTCACTGAAGACGTTGAACAGAACCGTTAAATGATTAAGTATGAGATGTGTTTTTAATTGCCCAGAATTTTTATATCTTTTCAGTAACCTTTTGATATATTTGATACGTTTTAAATCGTCCTCAAAATCATCCTTGGTTACTGCCTGAGGATTATCATAAAATTTTATAGCAAAGAGTAGATAATTACCCTCGTTCAATTCATCAAATCTCATATCTTATCTCATTTTATTAGCTATCTGGGAACTTAGTATCTTCCGCATCACCAGTAATTGTGCTTCCCGCAACAAGAGTTTCAGTTTTTACTCTCAGATTTCCGTGATTATCAACATATGTCGTGATACCAACCCAACCGGCATGAGCAGGTGCATATTGACGTGCCTCACCTGAAGCAGCATTTGCAACACTTTGTTCGGTAGTATCTACACCATAAATTTCTGCAGCGTCATAATTAGTGTCAAAAATTGTGGATATAGGTCTCTGACTGATTACATATGCTGCACCAGAAATCGTACCAGTATCTAATGTGCTTGGACCTGCTTCTAAAACTAGAGTAGTTCCATTAGTTACACTAGCAATAACTGCTTCACCTTGAGTAGAACCAGTGCCTACAGTGAGTACATCACCAGCACTAATTAATCCTGCTGTATTAAAAGTTGTTCCGGTTCCAGTTACAGTTACACCACTAATTGCAATTGTTCCGTCAGAATAGACGGCATCTTTATTGCCCCAAAGAGACATGTTTCCTTACCCTATAATTCTTTATACAGATATTTATAATTTATTCCTCTTCTCTGGTTTTAATTGCCTTTGCCACTACTTCAAGCAATTGATCGTCCATTTCAGTTTTAGTTAACTTAACTGCCTTAGAAAGAATAACAAGACAGATCTCAACCATCTTCTCACCAAGTTCTTCATTCTCCGGAATCTTGGCAACTGCATCTTTAATAATTTTTGAGGCAAGTGGGAGTAAAAATGCTAACATAGTTTGATACCAACATCTACACTATATAGCTATTCACTCTTTATTTGATACGAATCTTCCCTTTTCTTTGTCCCATTTCTTTACTTCACCTGGACGAAGACGATCTCTTGCCTCTTTTGCCTTGGCATAAAATTTGCCAAACTTCATTCTTTTATCTGCCTTCTCAAATTTTTTCTTCTCTCTATCATATCTATCATACTTAGTTTCTTCCTTTGCTACTTTCTTTTCAGGAAGACCTTTATGCTTAGTTGATGCAAAATCTTTTGCATCTTTCTTTTTCATGGATGCAGCTGCTGCAGCAACTTCAGGAGATGGGTTGGGCATGTCACCTTTTTTGGTGGCATACACCATACCCATAAATCTCTGCTGTGCTTTTGATACAGCAGGCATTATTTTTTCTTAGTATCCATAATGGCACCTTTGCCATACTTAGCAGTAATAGATGCTCTTACGGCATCCATTGCTCTTTTTCTGGATTCTTCTGCTTTCTTTTTATCAACTGGACCGGTTGCTACATTTCTAGCAGGTCTATCATATCTGGTGTTTCCATCAACACCACCACGTTCCATGCGACGATCTCTCAGAGAATCTTCAGTTTCCTCTTTAGTCATACGAGCAGACTGAAAATTACGTGCCATTTGACCTGCTGCTTTCTTTTGTGCCTTTGCTCTCTTAGAACCAGGTTCAGACTTTTCTAATTCATCAGACTTTGCCATCGCACGACGACCAGGGGACATGCGTGCCTTTTCGTCACTACTCTTTAACCTATTATAAGTAGAAGCAGGAGACTGATACATCCCCTGATACTTCTCATCAACCATTTCACCTTCCATATCATAAGTCATCTTGAGTCCTCTCACTCTCAACTTATTCTTAATCATATTCATCATAGCATAGTTTCCTCTAGGATCTAGAGTCTCCTTTGATTCTTTAGATTTGGAACCTTCATTCTCTTCACTATAATTCAAAGGCAATCTTCCCTGTCTTTGCATTTGCATTGCCTGCCTTTGCATCATCATTTTTTTCTGAAGCATCTTTTTCTTATTATCAAGTTGCCTCTTTTCTTCTGGTGAAGGACCAGTCTTAGGTTTATCCATCGTAGATTGTTGCTCATTCATTGGTGGATTCACAACAACCTTATTCTTACCCTTCATTACATCAAGTTTCTTTTCTTTCTCTTCACCCTCGGCAACAATAAACTCTTCAGTTCTAGTATCTTGTCCGTCTGGTTTCCCACCCTTCTTACGTTGTATGGCGTTATGTACTGCACCGGCATGTTCCTTGGAACCACTTTCTACTTTTCCATCACCATCATAATCTTTAGCAGCTTTCTTTCCCTTACCAGTCTTGTCGTAAGTATCAGGTTCTCCGGAACTCTTACCGGCAATTTCCACAGAAGAAATATTAGGATTCTTTCTCAGTTCTGCAATCTTAGCACGATCTGCTTTTCTGAGGTAAGACTTACCAGTCTTCTTATCTTTAACCCTTACAGTATACTTAGATCCCTCTGCTGCCTCAAATATTTTTTCAAAGACACTTAGAATAGCATCACTGGCAGCACCATCAAGATTAACGAAATCATACTCTTCACCAATGAGCATCTTTTTGGCAAGTGCCTTAACAGGACCAGGAGCAGGAGACTTACCCAACTGCTGCATGTATGCACGCTTTAATGAGGCAGGATCAGTTTTTTGCCCGTCCTTGAACTGACCTTTTACTTTATATCGAACATCATATGCCAACTGTCTAGCAGCCTTTCTTACTTTATCATTAGCACCAGGTGCCTGTTGTGCAGGTTTATCCATCTGAAGACAAATACTTTTACTTTTTCTTATATTTATTTATGAATTGCCTACCCCAACT